AGATTGGTTCATAAAGATATTAAAACCGAGTTTGTGATGTCCTTAAATGGGAGTTTTCGGTCTCCCATTTTATTTACAAAAAATTTGACAACCAACAAAACTTATACTATATTTGAACTATGGGATACACAAAAAGAAACTACGAACAGATGACTCTTGATGAGATAGTAAAACACTATCCAGGAAACCAAGATGGTGATGAAGATTATCAGTATGAGTTGTATAGAGAACAACAACTTGAAATGGAACAAGAAGCATACGAACAACACTTAGGAGACAGATAATATGAAAAACTACGAAGAAAAAAAACAGGAACTGATTATCAGACAATCACAAATTAACTCTTTGATTGAATACTTTAAGTTGGTTGATAAGAAACCAAACTTGAGTGATGTAATCAAAATTTCTACAATGATGGAGAAATACATTCACAATGGTTACTCAAAAGAATTGGGTGAATCATTTCTCAGAATTGACGAACACATCAACACAATTAAATAATACAATATGGAAAATATATTTGATAAGAAAGAGACCTTTTTATTTGGTCAAGTAGTAACTGAACCAACGTTGATTTGGAGGAGTTATGAAGAAGGAAAATTACTCACAGGATGGAATTGTAAACTACACACCAATACGTCCATTACAGGTGATGAAACAGTGTTAGACGTTCAATTGGTTTATGACTTGATTAAGTGGGAACCAGTAAGAACAAATTCGTTTCTGATGTTATCAGTTCAACAAGAACAAGTAAGTAGAACAACAGAAACAGGAAAAATCTTAAAGTGTAACGTGGTGGTTAGACGATGAAAAATAATCCCCTTAATTGGGGATTTTTTCTATTGCCAATCCAAAAATTTTTACTATCTTTGTATTATGGAGTTACACTTTACACAAGAAGAGGTTTATCAAATGATGAATCGTTTCAAATCCTTTTATGAAGGTTTGAATGATATTACAGATTATTATCTACAAAAGAAACTTGAACGTCTTAACAATATGACATTGGAACCAGTAAATGGTCGTGTGTTCAATGATTACACAATGAATCCAATGGATATGGACTTGGAACTTGTAGAAATAGATTCAAAAGAATTTACTGAACTAACTACTCAGATTGCGTCCTTCCCAATAGAATCACAAATCGGTAGAAAACTCACCATAGGACTTAAAGAACGTTCAACCAATACTTGGGTTGGATTTGTTAGGATATCATCACCAGTGTCTTCTATTAAACCAAGAAACGAATACTTTGGTGAATCATTACGATTGGATAAAGTAAATCCCCATATCTACAACGGACAGACAATTGTTCCTGTTCAACCATTTGGGTTTAACTATCTTGGTGGAAAACTAATGTCTTTGGTTTGTATCTCAAATGAGGTTAGGGAAATGTTTAACAAGAAATACGGAACAAACATTTTGGTATTTGAAACTACATCATTATACGGAAATACAAAAACCAATTCTCAGTATGATGGACTTGAACCTTACATTAAGTTTAGGGGTCTAACTGAATCCACAAACTTGTTAACCCCCATTGATGAAATCTACTTTGAGTTAAGAAACAAATGTCGTGAACATTATGGAAACCCTGATTGGAAGGGAATGTTGGTTGACCCAAAACCATCTTCACCCAAATCACGTGAATTAAACAAGGTTATTTCAATTCTAATGAATCATCTTAAGGTATATAATAAAACCCTTCACGATGAGTTTAGAGTGTTCTTAAAAACAAAATGTGAGACCAAACAACAGAAACGTTACTATATGTCTACATTCGGTTATACAAATGTAAAAGAACATATCTTAAATGGTGAGGAACTTAACAGACCTGAACCAAACAAGTATGACTTGGAAAACTTGATTAACTATTGGAAACGTAAGTCATTTAATCGTTGGACTAAATTAACACAAGAAGGTCGTATCCAAACTGAACTTGAATCTTATACCCCTGAGTCAATTACCTCAGGAATTAATTTTAAGATGATTAGGTAATAATAAAAATAAGTTGTATCTTTGAATTATGGAATCACAGACACTAAACATTCTCTTTTGGAATCAGAACGATGATAACACCAAAGAAATCACAATCACTACGTCATACCCATCTTATGATGATATTGAAGAATATCAATACCATAATGGTTTGGATGATTTCAAAGATGATGGTGGAAACTTTGATTATTTTGAAATTATTAACTAACTTTGTAAAATGGAATCACTAATTATACCAAACGAATTTAACTCATATGACCACTTTTGTGGTGTTGTTGTAAATCAAATCTTTGAAAATAAAAATATTGAAGGTGTCATTGATGAAATTGATTGTCAATCAGATTTAACAAGACGTATCTTTGTTACAATGGAAGATGGTCGTGAATACATCATTAGGACTTGGGATATTCACGATGATGATGACAACGTCTATGTTGACTATACGTTGTTTACTGAAGATACAGATTTTGATACAACAATAGAGTTGTAATTACTCACCTGACCTACGTCCGCCATACCACCAGGGAATTGAACAGTCAAACACACCATTACCTCCACGAATACCGTAGTTACCCAAGATTTGGTGACCACCTGGTAAAGTGATTGGTGTTTTGAATGCACCCTGAAACTCAGGAATCAATTGTCCATTGTTTTCAGTTAAAGTGTATTGAGGATACCATTGGTTATTAAAGACCAAGTGGCGACGCAGCAAGTTATCATTGAACTGTGCATTGTCTCTCGCATTATTCTTAAGGTATTGTAAGGTCTTCAAATCAATTGGATTTGATTGTTCTGACCTGAATTGTTGTAAACCTATGTTAACGAATTTGATATAAAAATTATCAAGTGCCAGATAGTAACTATAACTAATCAACATCGGTCTAATAAAGTTCCTAATCAGTTCTTTATATCTGATGTAAACAAGGTCATTGATTTGATTGGTCTCTACTAAATCCAAAATAAACTCATACAGATTTGTGCCCAATGTCTCTTGCAGGAAAATTTGTTGACTCTGTTGAATGCTAAATCTTAGCTCGGACGTGTCAACGTTTTCTGTAATCGGAGTATTATTTTTTAGCTCCTGTTCTGAAATTAATAATACGTTATAGTTCATCTTTAATAATTTGGTTTTGTTCTATTTCTAAGGTTATTGATTGTTCAGGATAAATTAACTGAATCAAAGGTTTTAACTCACGAATAATGAACTCCTGCATTGGAATGATGGTTGTGTTCATAAACAATTGATACGCGGTTTTTAATTGGTCTGATTGACTTGAAAAACCTGTTGGTGACGGAAGACCGATTAAACTTGGGTCAACAATTTGGTGCCCTGATAAAATGTTTTCACGAACCAATCCAAATATCTCTGCGTAACCACCTGTCTGCATCGTTGGGGTAATCTGTTCAATCTTTGGGGCTGTTTCTCCATAGCTAACGATAATTCTGCCTGCATTATGTGCTCCCCTGTAACGTTCCTCTAATCTACGTAAAATCTCTTCCTGTTCATTTTGTGAATCAGGTGCATCCATAGGGAAATGGACAAACATAGATGGTGAAGCACCATTCATAATGTTACTAAGATTAAATGCGGAAATAGCGTGTGATAATCTAATATCCAACATTGAACTTAAATAAGTTGGAACACCATAAAATCTATAACCAGGTTGATACTGACGGATATGAACAATCTGACGTGACTCAAAATTCTTTGGGTCAAATTCGTGGAACTCAATAACACCTACGTTCTTCAATCTGTAGTTAGCCCAATCTTCACAATACAACCATTTGTTGGAACGAATCTCACCTGGTTCAGGTGCTCCCGCTCTCATATACTTTGAAGGGATAATGTGGAAACCCGCAATCCCTTCTTTTCGCTCGTTCTTCCATAAAATCTCAAGGAACAAATTACCGCTCACCAAAAACTCCCAAAACATCTGTTTAACAACATCGTTAATACTTTCTTTGGAGTTGATTTGATAATCATTTGTAAATCCTCTACCTGCGAGGTTGTCTACCTTTGAAGAAATACAAGCTTTATGGATTGGTGAAAAATCTACATAGTCCAACCATCTTTCAATCTCCATATTATCAATCCCCCAACGGACAAAGAAATCTCCCCTGTTTATTTTTTCAAGGAATCGTGTTGAGGTATCAATGTTTCCAAATTGTAGTGTATCTAATTTAATCATAATTAAGGTGTATTATCAACGTTGTATATGATAAATATATCATCACCCGACTCATAAGTAACGGGTTCATTCTGATTTGTTCCTACAACGTTTACTATTGTTTCATTAACCACATCGTGGGATAACATAGGGTTTAGATTTGTGGAACTTACTTGTTCATAAATTTTCAAGTAATACTCACCAGGGTATAGGTCTACAACACATAAACCACACGATGTATTCCCTGTTAAATGTTCAGGTTGACTATCTGTCACTGTAAGACAAAACAGGTCATAACCTGGTGTATAATCAGTCATAGGAATAATACGATAAGGAATGAACCTCCATTGACGACCACTCAACTTATGTTGCATAGCCCATAGGTATGTAGGGTTAACAAGAGTTTTATTTCTTGATGCTACAACTGCTGCTTGATTTAATACTCCCTGATTAAGATATACCATTTTTATATTGTTTTCTTATGAATAGTTATGTCTTCTATTTCCGTAAATTACACTACCAAATACCTCAAATACAAAGATGTCTGTTACATTGTTTCCAGGGTCTTTAATTCCACCTTCAAATACAAATGTGTATCCACCTGTAGCAGTCCAAGTCATAACATAGTTTCCGTCAGTTTGTGTTTTAATCATAAATGACGCACCATCTCTAACATTTGTAATATTGATTGTTGATGTTCCTGTAATGTAGAATTGTGATTTAGCACCCAAATTTAAATTACAAGTAAAGGTTGTTCCTGATGATACTGGTTGAACCTGTGTTGAAGGAGTTCTATATGTGTGTAAGTTTTCAACATAAGTGGTCGCTGATGCTGATGCTGTTCTACCTGAACAACCAATCATAGCAACATCATCTAAACTATTTATAGTGTTAGTTTTTCCACCTACAATAGTTGAGCGTGTAGATGTTCCACCAATAAGTTGTGTATCTCCGTTGATAATAGAATTGTATGGTCCTGACGCAGTAATATCACAACCATTACCAACAAAAATACCTTGTGCTGTGCCCGCACCTGTAATATCATTATCATATCCACCAATAGCAACAGAATAAGATGATGATGTATTATTTAATGTTCCATAATTAAATGTTTGTGTTCCAGTATTGGTATTATTATCACCAAAGGTAAAACTATTAGCACCACTACTACTTGTGTAAGCACCCATAGCGAATGACCTGGTTCCAGATACTCCTACTTGTTCTCCCCAAGAAAAACTTTCAAGTCCTGTGGCAGAACCATTATTACCCCATCTAAATGCCCTTTCAACATTACCCATACTATTATAAGCACCTATAACCCAAGAACCTAAACCACCCGCACTATTACCTGTTCCCCAAACAAGATTACCAATAGCACTACCTACGGAACTCGTTGCGGTATTATCATTACCAAAAATTAAATATCTACCAGAGCCAGTTACGGTATTATTACTACCATTTACTATTGAACCATTTTGTGCGACCCCTATTGTGTTTGGTGTTGTAGGGTTTATTTGTATTACTTTACCAAGTAATCGTAAGTTTTCAACAAAAGTAGTTCCAGATGTTGTTGCTGATGATGAAGGATAATAAGTGGGTATAATACTATTTGTTGCATCACCACTCTTAAATGGACTTGTATATCCACTATATTTGAAGGTTTCAGTTTCACCGCTGTTATTCATTACGAACCATCTTAAGTCAGCAGCGGTGCCTGTCCAAGAAGGTAATTGACTAATTTTCGTATTTGCCATTTTATTATTTTTTAATTTTCAATGTTTATATCGTCTCCACCTTCTGTTTGTATAAAGTCGGTGTTTTCGGCTTGTAGTTTATATTGTGGTAAAGGACTACTACTTGGAGTAGGTGTCTGCGTAGGTGTAGGACTACTTGTATTTGTTGGAGTGATGGTTGGGGTTACACTTGGAGTATTGGTGTTCGTAGGAGTAACCGTAGGGGTTGTAGTAGTCGTTGGAGTATTTGTATTGGTTGGTGTAATACTCGGTGTAGGCGTAAGTGTATTAGTCGGAGTAATTGACGGGGTCGGCGTTGGAGTGACAGGAACAGGAGTAGGTGTTGGAGTGGGTAATGGACCATCAGCAATAAATCTTACAATAATATCATCTATCGCTCTATTTTCACCAAGATAATTACTAAACTGTTTTCTTAAAAATACCTTACTCATCTTTTATTATATTACCCAAGTTTCTAATCAATTCATTTATATCAACATTACAATCTGTTTGTATCTTGTAGTGTCTTTCTCTTTCAATTCTTTTTTTATCTTTGTGGAATATCACCTTTAATGTTAAATCACAAGTTTCTAATTCCAATTCAACACTCTTTATGTAATATTTATCAAAGGCTATATCCCCAATTCTATACATAAATTATGAACAACTACCTCCATAACTTATTGAACCAGCACCAGAAACAACAACAACCTCATAAGATGTCCTAACACATATAGGGCCAACATTACATCCACTACCAACACAACCACTTGATGTTATAGCACCATCACTACATCTTGAATATTGGAAATTATTATATCCTGGTGAACCACCAGTTCCAGTAAATGTTCTACAAAATGGTGCTGATTTTGTAGGTGTCGGAGTAGGACTACCTGTATTCGTTGGAGTATTTGTTGGAGTGATACTCGGTGTTTGAGTGTTTGTTGGGGTCTGAGTAGGTGTTCCCGTATTAGTCGGTGTAATCGTCTGTGTTGGGGTTACACTCGGAGTAGGGGTCAACGTTGATGTTGGGGTAACACTCGGAGTCGGAGTCGGTGTTACTGGTGTTGAAGATGTTTGTCTAACACTACCAAACTGACCACCAGGAACCCATACAAAACCATTATTTCTTTTTTCACCCAAAGGTTTTAATGCATCTTGAAAATCAAATTCTTTAGCTTTAATTACATTACCAGCAGGTCTAATTTTTCTTCCGTTCCACTCCATTGTGTTTGTATTTTTTTCTTGGCTATAAAAGGGAGTTCCACGTGGAAACTCCCCTTTTGTTTTTTTAATTATTGTGATACAGTAATACCTGTTAAGATACCTGCAAGGTTATCGTTTGGAACAACGATTTCCTGTGTTGCGTTTGGTTCACCTCCCAAAATTGTTAACGCTGAAACTCCGTTCAAATCGTTATACAATTGTCCTGTTTGCAACGTTCCCGCTGTTACAAGACCTCCGTTAGTGAACGCAAAACTCCACCAACGATTGTTGTTGTCCTTCACGATAGCGAACACGTTTTGTTGACTTACCAAGTTTTGGAATAAGTTTCTCAATGTAGTGTTCATCTTCGGAAGATTTATAGTTAATGTCGGTTCAAATGTAACTGATTGACTGGTTGTGTTCACAGAAATCGCTTCACTGAATGAAGAACTCTGTTTAACCAATTCAAATTTGTAGAATACACCTGCGCCCGATATTGATGTGATTTGGTCGTCATTGTTTGATGTCCAACCTGAAATTGTATTTCCTGATGCTCCAAGAATATACATTTCTTTAATACCGCCCGTTGACGCATTTCTACAGTCAAGGGAGAATCCAGTTTCAATATAGCAGCTCATATTTCTTATTATTATTTAGCTAATAGTTTATATGATTAGTTTGCTACTAACCAAGATGAAATATCAAATACACCCACACCGTAAGTAGCGTGTAAATTTAGCTTAATTATGTCCTCAAATGGGTCATACATAGAACGAGTTGTAAACATCTCTTGGTTCATTCCGACCATTACGTATGATGCAGCACCTGCGTATACCTTGTTCTGACCTGTAAGACCCTGAGTTGGGATTACACGACAGTTACTACCAGGTAACATAATTGACCAATCTTGAGTGTCAGTTCCAACAGATGTCGGGTCAACAAACAAGTTGATAAATGAGTTGTTACGCATGCTCGCAATTAACGCGCGGTAATCTGAGTAAGAACAATAAATTACAAGGTCATTTCTGTGTAACAAATTCTCGCTAATATTTTGATAATATGTAGTGAAAACGTCTAAGCCATTGGTCGGCGTAGCTGCTGTATATGCGATTCTGTTAGCACCGTTTCCTGTAGTAATTAAAGCGGTCATACCGTTGAAACACTGTGAGTTATATTGAGTAGCACCAGTCGCAGTAGTATTTCTCCACAATTGAATTTCAATCTCGTTAGATACACGATTGCTAATGTCTTCTAAGATAGCCTGTTCAAATGGAACTGCCTCTTGGAAATTTGAGTTTGATAAATATTGTGACAGGTAAGTATCATACAAATCGTAAGCACAAAGCTGCATGTTCATCTTCTTATTGCAAAGGTCAATAGTTACTAAATCTTGAGTAGTTGTGCCGCTTGGTGTGAACCCACACGACAAATCCTGCAAAAATACATCATCAGTCAAGAAACCTACCTTCTCGGTTGTTCCCTTTAAGTTTGGTTTTACTGATGAATAACGTGGAAGAGTCAATCCTAAGAATGATTTAATCAACATTTCAGAACCATATGAATTGTATTCTGGTAATGCGGTTAAGTCATAATTGAACTCCATTTTTTTCTTATTATTTTCCATAATTTTAATGTTGTTGTTTAATTATTTTTTTATTTTTATTTTTTATTTTTTTGAATTCTTAAGTAATTCCAATTTCCAATCCATAATGTTTTCTTTAGCAAAGTTTTTCTTTACTACAGGTTGTCTATCAGGTTGTTTTTTGAATTCCTCAAAATCTTTTTTAATGGATTCAAAATCCGTTTTGAACTTGTTAAGTTCTGTAAGAAGACCAATCATTTCTGACATCGCTTCCTTCATTTTTTTCATTTCGTTTTTGTCTTCACCTAAAGACCCTTCACCTGTTGAATCGGGGTATTTAACACCAGTGATTTTACCTTCACCATCAGTCACAATTGTGATTCCTGATTCTGTGGTATGTTCACCTTCGGGTGCTGTTACCTTTTCTCCTGCTTCAGTGATGACGTAAAGTTGTTGACCAACTTTGAATTCACCATCTTCATCAGTTTCAATCTTTGTTCCATCAGTAAGGACTGCGGATGACATCATATCACTTGTTGTTTCTACCTCTTCTTCTGTTTCAGATTCCTCTACACTTGATGCAGATTCAATCTTTACAATCTTGGATTCACTGTTTACATAAAGTTTAAGACCTTCACGTGTAGTGTGAATTCCCTCAGGTGCTGGTTTCAAGGTTGACTCTTGAACGATATACAATGTATCGTCAATCATCAATTCACCTTCCTTGTTGTTGGATACCTCTGTAGTTCCATCTTCAAGTTTGGTTACCATAAACTTTTCAACCTTTGAGTTAAGATTCAACAATGATGCGATTTTGTTAATAGCTTCTGTTGCGTTCATTTTAATTAATTTCGTTTAATATGTTAATTATCTGTTCTAATAAATATTCATCAGTTTTTTCACGTGAAAAGTTTAATATAAAATTTCCTTCAACGGATGCACCTTTGACTTTACCAGACTTGATATATTTATCCCAAATTTCATTCCCTTCATTCGTTTCAAGGACTTTGTATCCTCCCATCCACGTGCCTACAGGAATTTGGTCTTTGGTAAAACCAAGTGAATAGGCTTTATCGGAGTCACCATCAACAATCCAACTCTCAACCATTACTGCATCAGAAAACTTTTTGTCAGTATGTTCAAGATTTGTATCTCTTAACCTCTGTTCAATCATAAACTTTTGTTGAATTTTTTCAATGACTTGAGGTGTGAACTTTACAAAGTATCGTTCACCTGAAACATCATCCATTCTTGGTATCAAAATATTTGGTATCATTAATGGTGTGTAAATCATTCGTTTTTCTTTGATTGTTCTAAAGATTTGTTCTTGTTTTGGTGTTTCTTTTTTCATCTTTGTTGAACAAGATTGGAAGATTGTTTTTCCGTCAATTTCCATCTGTTCATATATTCCCCCACAACCTAATAAATAAGACGCGTCTGACGCGAGTATCGGGTCATAGTAGTAAGGTAAATCCGCAACCCAACCAATCGGAGTCAATTCATCATATAACTTGATGTCCTGTTTTGATAGGTTTGCTTGATAACGTGGTGTTCCTGGATAGTATCCTTTTCCTGGTAATGACTGTGGTGGTTGTCCTGCAACCCCTGTCGCCATACCTTCATCTGAAAATACATTTTCCTGAACCAAGTATTTATGCCACGCGTGAACACATTGTGGCCCACCCTTGTATAACCACTTGGAATAACCATCCCTATTGTGTCCAAAATTCTTATTTGTATCTCTTAACAAATCAATTTCCATTCTACGGAAATATCTGTTTTCAATACTCATACAGAAATCTCTGTCAGGGAAACCATCCAATACTCTTTCGTATTGATAGTAAACTGTTGGTCTTTTGTGATTACGTTCTATTACCTGTTGTTTGGTTGCTCCGTTTAATGAACTGATTACTGATTCAAATTTTTCTACATCTGTTCTACGTAAGTGTTGTAATAATCCTACAACCTCTTTTTCTTCATCAGAATAATCTTCAACACTAAAACTGAAATTCTCAGGATGTGTCTCACACGCCATATAAACGATGTTTCCATCTTCATCTTCGTGTTCGTGTGAACCTGAACAATTCATTACCTCAGAACCATAAAGTTCTGCATCCTCAGGGGTTGAAAATATTGGTTGACCATCAATGTAACCAAGTAAATCAAACTCTTCTTTTTTCACACATCCACAATCCTCAGACATATACATTCCACCAATGATAGGTTTAATTAACATTGATTGTGGGTCTCCTGAATTTGGATAGTTTACAAAGTTTGGTAAGTTGGAAACATCGTAATCAAACTTGATTCCTTTTTTACCTAACTTTGATATTACATCAGGGTTGTTATCATAATGACGAATAACACCCAATTCATTTATCTTGTTAATCTTCTCAGAATTACTCCCTGTTGCAATAATTCTACTTGAAGGTATGTTATACTTAGAACCGAACTTATTCATTGAATCTGATACATTCTGACGTGCAGTGATGATATAGATTAATGAACCTTTTCTACGTTCTCCTTCCAACAATGGAATTGACTTTGGGTCAGTTAATGTTTCATCCCAATCAAATGATACTTTATCACCGATTACGAATTTCTGTTCCCACATTCCATAACATTTTCCTGCTGCTTGTTCCTGTGTCGCACCCTCATTTAATACATAAGGAATACATCTACTAATATAATCTTCTTTTGATTCACCAGAACGTGGTGATACAAACTCTTGTTTTGAATTTTCTATTGGAACACAATTTGGAACTAACCTACCATCTTTTTCTTTCATACCGATTGGTTCGTATCCTTCCCAACACGCATCCTCAAGTTCCGCTAATTCTTCCTTACCTTCCAATGACTTAAGAATTGAATCAACCCAATCTAAACCAGGTTGTCCACCCCATAATTTCCAACTGATAGTTCCGTTGTCATCCCAATTGTCCGTGTTGTAAACCTTAGCACGTTCCAAGTAAGATTTCATTCTTTTAATTGTTTCCAAAGAAATCTCATTCCTGTTACATAATTGTTGTCCACGAATTTTTCCTGTTTGGGTCGCTGCAGGGTTTCCACGTTCTTCATTCTGTTTAATCGCTTGACACGCTACGGATGAAACACGTTCGGGTGCTACATAGAATTGTTGTCTTCCAAAGAACATCAACTCCTCCTCAATCGCGGGGTATTCAACCCACGCTACCTCCCAAACACCAGTGTCCCCTGTTATTGAACCATCAATGTCTAAATCTATTATTCTTAACATCTTTAATAAATATCTTTAATTATATCTGTGATAAACGTTCTAATCTACGTGTTATCTGTTGTTTATCTGTTATGTCCGATTCCACTACGTATGCTCTTAATGGTTCACTCTTTTGTTTTGATAACGCTTCCACGATTCTTGAATCATCAAAGTTTGTTACCGATATTGGTCTACCTCCACCGTTCTGATTAATCTGGTTAAGGAGTCCCGCATACTTAATCGTGGATATACGATTTATTACTGCTTCTCCACCTTCTAATTCTACTCCTCCACCTTGAAACTTAACACCACCATATTCGTGTGATGGGCCAACAACCATACCTCCTTGTCCCTTAATCATACCACCTCTTTGGTAACTGTCAACCTCTGATAATTGTTTAGCGATTAAACCAACTTGAACTGCACCGATACCCGCACTGATACCTGCGAGGATTTGTCCCGAAACAGGGCCTGCTGTTAACGCTTTGGTCACCGCTTCCGCTGTGTTCGCTATCGCTTGGACTAAGGAAATTTGTAATGCTGTTTTAGCAGCTCTCTTTTCTAATTCAGCTTTTTTCCTGTTGTAGATTTCTTCCTGTTCCAATCTTAATTGATTAGCACGTTCCGTATCCCCCACGATTTTCTTTGTAATCTGTTCGTTCTGTTTGTCTAACTTTGACAATTCATTTGAATAGTAATCAGATGTCAATTGACCTACCTGACCAATCAATCCTTGAAAATCTTGTAAGAATTGTTTTAAGTTATCCAGTCTTTTATCAAATGAACTTTTTTCAACATCTTCAGTTTGTTTATTACCTTTGGATGTTTCATCAATTTGTTTTTGTAAGAATAACTTTAATAACGTTAACTTGGTTTCTTGAGTCAAGTTTTGTGTATCAATTCCTTGTTGTTGTAATTGTTTGTCTAAGTCCTCAATGTCGGTTGCGTATTCACTATAGTTTTCCGTTCTCTTGTTGAGTAAATCTTCATCTATCGCAATAATCTTTTCACCCAAGAATTTGTTATACTCCTCAACCTTATCACCTGTTACAACTACGTTCTTATATGTGAAATCGGCAAGTTTCAACAATTGGTCTGAATACTTTAAGAAATAACCACTGGTAACTTGTTCAGGTGTCAGGGACGCTAACACACCATTAAGTTCAGTAATCGTTAAAATAACCTTACTAACCCCTTGTTCAAATTTAGCGGTCTCCGTAAATACAGATAAGAATCTATTGTATCTATCTATAGCATTCTTATTGATTTCATCCAATACCTTTTCGTCAAGTTTCTTTAATTTTAATCTCTTCTTTTCGGACGCTATTTCCTCTTCAACAAATCTGTTAATAATTTCCTGTCTGGTTTTACCATAATTCTTTTCAACATTAAGTAATTCCTGTTGTCTTTGTTCAGCAGTCCTAACACCTTGAGTTTCGTATGGGTCAATCGTCAATTCCCTTTGTTTTAACAAGAAATTAACAATGTCCCTTTGGTATGTTGTGGAAAAGTTTTTTCCAATCGTGGTAACGTCTTTATTAAGTTTTTCGTAATTTTCCTTGAAGACAATAAAATCAACCTCCGATACCTCCGCAAGTTTATTCTTGTTGATAACATCAAATACGTTTTTATACGCTTTGGAAATATTCTCACTGGTTACCCCAATTTCTGTTTCAACCTTCTTGAATGAATTTGTTGTTTTATCAAATATAAAATCAATTTGGGTTACTACGTCCGCACCCTCCAATTGACCTGTTAATAACGAACCTAAATTAGTGAATGATACACCCAATTCGTCTTTTACTTGTTCAGTTTGTTTTAATGTTTCATCCAATCCATCTTTGAAATTTGTATTGATGTTCTTAACCTCCTGTGCTAATGATTTAGCAAGTTCAATTCTCTTTTTTAATTCTTCAAGAATCTTTTCATCCGCTTCTCCCAACTTACCCTTAATGTTAAATTCATCTTCCAACAATTTATTTTGTTCTTGAAGATATTTCAATTCCCTATCAAGTAAGTCACTCGCTTGTTTTTTGGATTCATTGTTCTTATCCGTAGCAGTCGTATTACCTTTAATCGTTTCAGTTGATGTTCCAATAACAGAATCAGTTTGTTGGGTAAGGTCTCTAATCTTTTCCGTATCTTTGATATTCTCTTTGTTAATATCGTTTTGTTCCTTTTTGAACTTATTTAATTCATTGGTTGCTCTACTCAATCTTTGTGTCGCTGCTGCTTCTGTAACACCCGCACCTCCGACTCCACCGACTGAACCACCACCTGTAACTAAACCACGATTGTTTACCGCGTTCTGTGCATCCAAAACCTCCTTCTGTGCTTTGGTTATCTTTTCTTCAATCTCAAGTAACTTAACCGCACGTTCTTCAATACGACCTTGTAGTGCTCTCGCTTGTGCTTGTTTGATGATAGCGGTAGTCAATTGGTCTGTCGCTATCTTAACCTTACCCGACAAGATGTCCTCATCCTTAAGGTCTTGGAAATAAGCAGGGAATTTAGCACGTAAATCTGTAATTGCTTTTTGTCTTGTAGCGATGGATAATGTTTGGTCATTAACAGTTTGTATCAATAGTTTTGTAGCAGTTATTTCTTTAGCACTATCCTTATTGACTTGGTCTGAAAACTCTTTTGACTTTTTCTTTGAGTCATCGGTAGCAGTTCCAAACGCTACCACCGCGGTGATTAACAAACCAACCCCAACTAATAATGCGGTATAAGGATTAGCAGCTAAGGTTGCATAAAATCTTTTCGTAGCACTATCCGCAGCTAATGTAGATGTGGTCTGTGCTTGGGTCGCTAAATCCGTGATTAATGTAGCACCCGCGACTGACCCTTCAGCGACCTCACGACCCACCAACGCGATAGTCAAAAGGTTCTGTGCTTGTGCTGCTGCTTTTGTTACCTCCTCTGATTCAGAACCAAAGAGTGATATCGCTGCTTGTGCTGCGGCGAATGAACCACTAATCGCTGACCCAACCTTAGCGTATCTACCAACAGTTTCTTCAATCTTTTTACCTTCAATGTTTTCTTGTAGGTTCTTTAATGCGGAATCTGCTTGTCTAATCTGAGTCGTTAGGTTCTTAAATTCTTGTGAGTTAATTTCTAAACCAGATAATTGTTCCTTCGCTTGTTTAATCGCGGTCTCCAATTGTCCGATTGTGGTGATGGTCTGTTGAACTCCATCAAGGGTAAGTGTTAGTGCTATGTTGTTTGCCATCTGTTTAACAGTTGTTAAATTCTAATATTCTACCACTGGAGTCAACCACTACAAAGGTTTGTCCATTGATAATATTTTGTTGTTTTATGAATGTTCCTATTGGTAATGGTTGAACTGATGTTCCATTGTCATACCAACATTGTTTGAAATTTTCTAATGTTCCTGAACCAAATGTTATTATCTGTTCTAATGATGATGTTGAATTACATACAGACGTTGAATCTGTTGATGTATAACACAATGTGGTAAAGGATGGTTCAAAACCAGGATATGGTTCGTTAGGGTCAAGGAAATAAATCGGTGATGGTGGTTCTACTCTGTAATATGGAAATACATTTTTGATTAATGATATTTGTGTATTAACTTTGTTTACAAGGTTAGCATCCGTTATTTTCTCAATCGTATAATAGGCGTTCTTGATAAAAATCTTATCATTCAATTTTGTGTTATACACATCAATTGGTCTGAAGAAGAATTTACCAGTAAATCTACGTGTTTCTCTTGAATAGATATTCAATATGTAATCTTCCCAAAAAAGATTAAATAATGTGTATGGAGTAAATTGTGATATTTGAGTATTACTATTACCAAAGAAATCAAATGTAGGTATAAAATTCAAATCACTGACAATATCAGGGAATGAACTATCCAACAATGATAAGTGGGAAACACAAGGGTATGTTGTCCATTCTACCGCTGTAGAACCAGAATACATATACCAAGACCCCTGTTGTGTCTTCAATGAATCTTTGTAAGAGTATCTATTACCTACCCAAAAGAATATGTGAGGTGATGTAGAATATGGTGATTCTTGACCATTTATCAAATAGTAATATTGTGGAATAATAAAGTTTGGTGCGTTCGTTACACCCGATGTAGGACAAGAACCAAATGGTATTTCATATATTTGTTCACCATTAAATACGTTTTCAATACTGGTGAACTTTTGTCTACCATACACAAAGTCATATTGGTCTGACCATTGTTTTGGTAAGAATTCATTATCAGTAAATTTGTTTGTCCACACAACCTCTTTTCTAAGGTCATATGACAGAGGTTCTGTTCTATACTGAACATCTGTATCCAAGATTTGTGTAAAGTCCTTTATATCCCTATCAGATTCATTGTAATACCAAGTGTATGGTTCTATCTTAACTTGTCTTGTTGTTGAGTCCTGAATCACAACCAAATTAAACATTGTAATCAATGACTTTAAGAATTCCAAACAATTCAAGTTTGGAACACCCAATTTCATATTAACAAGTTCTTCACCAAATAAACTTGGTGAGTTATACAATTCATATCTAATAAAATTATCTCTGATTACACCATCGTTAAATGGTTGTATTCTCCATTGTCTTGCAGCACTTGAAATACCACCAGGTATGTATGGAACATTCTGTTGAATGTAAACCTTAATACAATCACCCGCAACTAAGTTCAAGTCCCAAAACAAATTAATGTTCTCAGGGTTTATTTGACCAGGTAATGAATACGTTGGTGATGTATAAACAGTTGTTCCACCAAGTATATTTGTTGGGTCGGTTGATTTCTTAACAATGATATTAAAGTTTCCTTGAACCATTGTTAAGTCAAGTAGGATATAACCAAACCTCATATTGAATCCGTAGTTACCATTGTATGGTGCTCTGAAATAACCACCATTTTCTGATACGTTTTCCCAGTTTCCTAATGGGTCATAACACCCCGCGATTGCGTCAAAGAATGGTAATTCTAATATCGTATTCTGTCTATAAATGTTTGTCTGTGTTCCATCCCTTAATGTTCCAACTAAGAAGATGTTTTGATTCGTTGATGCGGATGCGGTCTCAATACCAATCTTACCATTTTGGAATGTATCCACATAAATTGATTTGAAATATGGTGTGTCAAAAAACTCTGATGTATAATTAAAATCTGTAGCATCAAAACATCTGTCCACCAAGTCCTTCAATTGGATTGCTGGTTTCCAAACCTTCTCAGGGATTGCGTATGATGATTGGTCAAAAGATTCTGTTTCACCAAACGAATATTTGAACGTTGGAGTTCCACCACTACTTTGATTTCCATAATCTAAACCATAGTTAATCATTGGGTATAGAATCTTACCCCCAAATAGACCACTCACACCATCTCCGTTACATTCCCACGATTGAGTGATAGCAGAATATACGTGTTGGTGATTTAAGTCCGTATAAGACAAATCTTGTAATGTCAGGTTTTGTAATTGGGTAGCGAACTCCGCAACCTCACCCAAGATGTAAATTTCATACACCCTTGATGTTTTTGTTTCAATCACCGCGTTCATCCTTAATACACCTTGAAATATATCTGTTCCACGATACTGAACCACACATTGTAATTTATTCAATGGGTTAAAGTCAATTCCGTTTATTTCAAAGTAATGTTCAAAGATTAATGCGTTATTGGATGTATCAGGAATTTGTATTACCTTTGAAAACGGAACACGTCTCGCAGTCAAATCTGATAAATCACTTTGTTGGATTGTAAGAGTAATTGGAATATCCTCAAAGATATCCAACCTCTCAAATAGTCCGTTGACATTTACAAGTAACGTAGTATCCAAAGTAGTATTATTTACCTAATAGTTTTATGTTATTACTATACACGTAAGTTAACTCTAAATTGTATAAGGTTCTATTACCTTCAATTTTTCTTTCAAATGTATCACTAATAATATTCACAGGATATAATCCACCATCAGGTTGAATTTCGTATACTTGGTTTGATGTCCACAATTCCTCTAACCATTGGAATGTTGGTTGATTAACAAAACCAGAATTAACAACAACTGTCTGAGTCATCATTACCTCTGAATCTGTTAAACCTCTTGAATATTGTGTTTTGTTTGGGTCTGAACTAGCCCAATCTATATTCCAAGAATTATATGTCTGTCTTGATATATTCATACCTTCATATCGGTTGAATAACATCTTATAGTAATCGTAGTGTCCGTAACGATTTAACCACATCAACTGAAGATGTTGGTTTGAAGAACGTGTTGGTTGACATCCCACGTTGAATGTGAATATTTCACTAACAGGGGTAAAACCTGAACAGTTCCCCTGAGTATATGTTGTTGGATTTGGTTGTGGTATAATTCCCATTTTAACAAGTTCCTAAATAAGTTATGGTTAATGGTTCTGTTCTTGATGTTACTGAACCGAAACAAGCACAGATGTTAAAGTCATCACCTGCGTCTATAGCTAATTCTTGATTGACACTTTCACAATCTACGTAATCCACATATAAAGTTCCATACCAGGGATTCAATACATTATATGTTGAACACTCACATCCACCACTTGATGGGGTATTGGACGGAGTCGGTGTTGGTGTTGAACTTGGTGATGGTGATGAACAACCACCAATTGGATTGATGATTAAACTACTCTCACTAAATGGTAATGAACAAGAACAAATTAAGGTTGCTTGTAATGATGGTAAACTGAATATCTGTGATTGATTATTTGAACAATTTACGAAATAAACATTAGCACTTGTCATACCTGTATTCTCCACATAATATTCCGTGCAAACACAACTTGGGGTTGAAGATGGAGTCGGAGTCGGA